TGCCCTTGGAAAGAAAATGGCCCGCATTGCGTTGGTAGCCAGAGCCTTTCAAGCTGCTGTTGGCTATGATTATACTGAGACAGACATAATTTATCGGATGTGTGATAAAGACGGCGTGGAATTAAAGAAACCAATTCCAATTGAGAAAAAGGTGAAAGAAAAACATGCCAAGTCTAATCCAGAGATGATAAAGAGACGAAGAATTTGAAGAGGATTTAGAGCCAGTAGCAGATGAGAAAGTTGATGAAAAGACAAGTAAATTTTTGGAGAAATATCGAAAGTCGGTAAACAGTAAAGTTGTTGGAGACAGCTAAATATGGATTTCAACACAATGACTGCTAAGGAATTCTCGGAACTCATTCCACGAGATGTGGAAAAAAATAAAGAGTTTCGTAAGGAATTTAATTCAATCATTGAGAAATCCCCAAGTTTGCAAAAAGTTTTTTGGAGTTGGTGTCGGGAACTGCCCACCATAGCATTTGATGTATTATTTTATACTCTGAATCCACAGAATCCCCCGAACCAACGTAATTTGCCTTTCATTCTCTGGGGAAAACAACCTGAAGCAGTGATGACTTTAGATGAAAGAATAAAAACTGCTACTGATGAAGAACAAAAGAATGTTGGCATAAATAAAAGCAGAAAAGAAGGAGCAACTGAGATAGTTGCAAAACTTTTTTCTTTGCACTGTATGTTATATCCTCATTCAAATTTTATTGTTGGTTCTCGTAAAAAAGAATTGGTGGATAAGTTTGGTGATGATTACACTATTTTTTCAAAAATAGATAATGTTTTTGAGAATCTTCCTGAATGGACAGGATTCAGGATGACTGATAGTAACAAAAACATCTTTCGCAAAGATATGTTGATTAGAATTAACAATACAAAATCAACAATTACAGGTGAAACAACAAATGATAATTTCAGTGCTGGGGGCCGCTCAACTGGTGCGTTTCTTGATGAAATTGGAAGAGTTGAAAAAAGCATAGCTGATTCAATTGATGGCAGTATTCACGATGTTACCAATTGTGTGATATATGGTTCAACACATTGGTTGGGTCCAGGGCACACATTTAATATTGTTTTGGGGAAGGAATCTACCAAAGTTATTACTTTGCTTTGGCCTGACAACCCAAAGAAGAATCCTGGAGTTTATACAAGCCCGGAACCAGGTAAAATAAGGTTATTGGATTTAGCATATTATAAGAAGTTTTGTCCAAGTTTACCTGAAGAATTTGAACTGGAAAAATATAAAAAAATTATCCTTGAATCTGAACTTTCTTTTGTTGCAGATGGATGTAAGGGGCTACCACAACCATTACGTTCACCTTGGCATGATAAACAAGAGAAGGAGAGAGATAAACGAGACTTTTGGTGCAATGTCTGGGCTGAACCTTTTGGTTCGTCCGAGACTGTATTTGACCATGTGGTGTTAAAAGAGATAAAAGAGAAATATGTTAGAAAACCGGATTTTGAGGGAGAGTTGATATTTGATTATTTGAGTAATGGCAGAGTTGATATTGAGTCAATCAAGTTTTGGAAAAATGCCGGTGAAAAAAGACTAAAATGGTGGGGACCGTTACCAAATGGCAGACCCATTCAGTTTCACAACTATATCATTGGCGGTGATATTTCTTTGGGGCTTGGGAGTTCCAATTCAGTAGGGGCTGTTTATGATGTCAATACAAATGAATTAGTTGGTGAGTGGGCTGATGCTAACACAAAACCAGAGGATTTTGCTGACTTTGAAGTAGCTCTTGCATTATGGGTTGGAGGAATAAAAAGACCATTATTGATTTGGGAAAGTAATGGTGGGCAGGGAGTAAATTTTGGTAGAAGAGTTACTTGGCAAAATTACCACAATTGTTATGTTCAAACAATAGAAGATGGAATTTCTCGAAAAAGGGGAAAGAAATTTGGTTGGCGTTCAAGTGCACAAAGTAAGTCAGATTTATTTGAAGAATTGAAGATTGCTCTATCTGAAGGACTGAAAGAAGAAAGAAATTATAAATCAATTATAGTTTATAGTGGGGCATTAGTTGATGAATTGTTTGATTATGTTTTTTCAAAAGGAAAGGAAATGTATCCTTCCCGTAAATCAGATGAATCAACAGGGGCAAGAGAGAGACACGGTGACAGAACAATTGCTACTGCATTATGTGTCTTGGGATTAAGAGACCAACCAAAAGGTAGAAAAGAGGATGTGGTGAATCCACCATATAATTCTTTTATGAGTAGATTTTTGGAAAGAAATAAACAGTTAGCTGAAGAAAGAACTGAATTTACTAAACGATACCTGTACTAAGTGGGAGCATTTATACTAAGATGAATGAATTATATAAGCCAAATAAAAAGGTAAACATTGCCTCCAGACTTCAGAAATTGGCAACGTCTTGGCAACGGAAGTATGAAGCTCCATTGAAGCATACCCAAATGTTGCTTAAATTATATGCTTCAGGTTTTTATGATATGGGAGTTATTGGAGAGCATTTAATAAATTTAGTAGGGCGTGGAGTATCTACAATTCAACCATATTTGGTTGAGGGTGACCCTCGTGTAATGGTAACATCTAAAGTTACAAAGTTTAAGCCCTATGCCTATTCTACTCAGCTTGCCTTGAATTTTTTAATAAGCAAAATGAAGTTAGCCGAGAATGTGTTTATTCCAATTGCAATAAATTCATTATTTGGTGCTGGAATAACCAGAATGATGTTTGATTACAACCGTAAAATATCATTGGATGATGAAGAAATTAAAATAGGTACTCCCTGGATTAGTGTTATTGACCCGTCAAACTATATTGGAGACCCATCTGCAAAAAGACGAAGTGATTTTGCTTTTGAAGGGGATATTTATAGATTACCAACAAAATTTGCAAGGGATTTATTTGCTGGTAAAGATAAAAATGGAAATCAAATAGCTGATTATATTGGGCCGGATTGCAAGTTGGTTTCAAAATATGGGCCGGAAGAAATTTCAGATAAGAATTTTTGTTTTGACCGGCTGGCTTTACGAGATTATACGACATTCATTGATTTCTATTTATATGATTCCAATGAAATAATTACAATTATGCCGGAAGGTCAAAAGGCCAAGATTCTCAAATCTGTAGAATGGGAAGGGCCTGGGGATGGACCTTATGATTATTTAGGATATAATTATTTTCCTGAGTGTCCTATTCCAATACCTCCAGCATACTTCTGGAATGACCTTGATGTATCACTGAATATTGTTGCTAAAGCTGCAAGAGAACAGGCAGAATCTCAGAAAGACCTTTTAGTTGTTCCTCCGAATCAAGAAGAGGAAGGTAAAAAGGTTCTAAGTGCTAAAAATATGGATATAATTGTTGCGAATGACCCAAGCCTTGTGAGTAAAGTTAGTTTAGGTGGAACAAATGAAGTGAATTATAATTGGATGGCTTGGGCCGAAAATCAATTTACCAAGTCGGCTACAGCTGTTCCAGATATTATTGGAGGTCGCGGGGCACAAGCTCCGACACTTGGACAGGAACAGATGACGTTTAGCAATGCTACAAGGGCACTTGGGAATATGTATAGTAGATTTTCAAGTTTTATGGCTTCAACTCTTGAAAAATTAGCTTGGGGGGTGTGGTCCCAACCTGATGTGTATATGGAATTTGTAGAAACTATTCCCGGAGTTGGGGAAGTTCCAATCATATTTTCACAAGCAGACCAGGTTGGGGATTTCTATGATTTTACTTTTGATGTAGAACCTTATTCAAGTCAAAGAACTACTCCAGAAGTTAAATATTCAAGGTTGATGCAATATCTTACTACTTGGATATTACCTACAATGCAGATAGCCGCACAACAGGGGGCACAACTGGACATTCCAGAAGTTAGTAAAATTCTTGCCGGTTATTTGGATATTAGTACAATTAACCAATGGTATAAGACTGTTGTTCCTGACCCCCCCAACGACAAAGAAAACCCCTGGATGGCTTTGGCTGATAATAAGTTTAAGCAGGGAAATGATAAGTTTGGAGCTACAACAGGAAGTAGAGAAGCAAATAAAAATGCTAATCAAGAACGTACTACTGGTAGTGTTGGTGGTACAAATTTTGTTGGACCCGGAGCATAGAAAGGAGCAATAATGAAACAATTGAGTGAAACAAGAAATAGGAATTTAATTTTTGGTATTTTATTCACTCTTCTTGGAATATCTATGTGGTTTTACTATTCACAGGAATTAAAACCAGTACAGAAAGTTATCAATGTTGATAATGTGATGGGAGCAGTCTGCCATATTGGAGCTTCTGGGGATTATGGTAGTTGGGAAGGCAGTGGAGCGTATGTGGGCAATGGACTAATACTTACTGCGGGTCACGTGGTAAAAGATGCCAGCACCTTTGTAATTACATTTGAGAACAGTCAATCTTCGTATGTTTCGTCAACATTTTATCTTGAACCAACTGCCGATGTTGGATTTATTGTTTTGGATGATTATGATGGACCGGCTCTTGTATTTGATAACGATGGTTATAATCGTGGTGATACAACTTATATTTTTGGTAGTCCTTTTGGTTGGAATTATAAGTTCAGCGTGTCTAAAGGGATTGTTGCATCTGTGGAGAGAGACTGCAATGGATTCTTTGGTGAGAAACTACTATTTCAAACGGACGCTGCAAGTTGGCCCGGAAATAGTGGAGGACCAGTGACAGATAACGAAGGAGAAATTATAGGTATTCTTGTTGGAGGAGTTGGTTATTCAGAGTGTATAAGTTTGTGTATTCCCGTAAGCATTTGTGAACAGTCGATGAGGGTTTACCTGGAAATTTTGAAACTTTCGGAGATGGACTGATGCCCCAATCGTTTGACAATTGTGTAAAAAAGGGCGGTCGTGTTCGTAGAAAGACTTTATCTAAAGGTAGATATATGAACATTTGTTTTATTGATGGAAAATCGTATTCAGGGGAAGTTCATAAGAAACTAAAAAGAAAAAAACTGTAAGGTTGGCTTTGGCTTAGAGAAATGGAAAATGATTATATTTTATTTACTTTTGAACCACATTATCCAAAGGTAAAAGGGTTTTTTGATTCAGATTGGAATAGAGTATATATCAATAAAAAGTTGGGGAAGATAAAGAGAGAAATAGTATATGCCCATGAAAGTCAACATCAAAAGTGCTTTCAAAGCAAGTGTAAATGTTATGATTTGAATTCTGACTTTTTATCAGAATACCACGCTTTCAGAGCAGAGTTTAGATTTTTACAAGAAAAAGATAATGTAAGATATTGGAGAATCTATTTTGCGGGAGTTATTGATGACTTAACTCGATATGTAACATTACCCTGGAAAGCACACTTTAAGGCATTATCTAAAGTTTGCAGATTGGAAGATTTTAAGAAGTTTGCCAAAGAATTTGATTACTGGAAAAAGATAGAAAGAATTTTGAAGAAAGGAATATAATGGCAGCAGTTGCAAGTGTCAACATTATTGCCGGTATTACCGGGCTGGGAAAAGAACTTGAGTTTATTGAGAAATTTGCAACCACAACTACAATAACTAAAAAGTTGCATCACTATATGGAGCAAGCTACAGCCGATACGGAGGAGGCTCTTGAAGTTGGTGATGTGGAAACAATTCAACTTTTAATTATTAAATGTGTTGCAAATGATGTTGACTTAGATTTGGATTGGAGTTCATCACTTGATGCAGATTTGACAATTCAGGAAGGTGAATGTGCAGTAATTCCTGTTCCTGCTGGTACAATTTATTTTAAGAATAGTGGTGCGGGGGAAAAAAGTACGATTGAGTATCTTTGTTTGGGGACATAATATGCCGTTTTATGCTTACCGATGTTCTAAATGCGACAAAAATTTTGAAATAGCTGCACCTATGGCTGATTCAGCTAAACCAAGAAAATGTGAATGTGGGGCCAAAGCTGTTAGATGAAAATATCAAACAGAACGGAAAAACTCCGTAGAATGAAAGAAGCAAAAATATTTGAATATTGATTTAGGAGACAAGAAAATGGAAAATGTAAAATGTCCAATTTGTAGTTGTTATTTTTTACCTAAGACAGCAAAGCAAACAAAATGTGCTACTTGTGAGAATATTTATCCAGATGCAAGTTCTTTGGAAGAGTTGAAGAACAGAGACCGGGCTAATACGGATGTTCCAAAAAAGTTTTCAGAGGACCAGTTGAAGTCAATGGTTCTATCTATTTTGGACGAGCTTGGACTGAATTTGAAGGTTTGTGACAAGTGTGGAAAACCATTCATACCACGTTCACCTGCTCAGAAATCTTGTCCAGCCTGTAGAGATAAATCAAATGAGACAAAAGAAACAAAGAATGATGTAAAGGGGACGGATAATGGATAATGAAGAGACTAAAGATATTCAGGTAGATGATATTGA